TAACACCTGCTGATGCAAGAGACGTTCCTCGTCCGTTAGTTGCTGTAACTGTATAGGTGTAAGTGTTTGTTCCAGACTCGGTTACAACAATAGGTGATGTTGTTCCTGTGTTAAAGGCACCGCTAGAAGAGGTAACTTTGTATGAAGTAATTGTTGCGCCACCTGTAGCGTTAGCAGTAAAAGCAACGCTTGCTTGGGGTGCGTTTGCGGGCTGTCCACCCACATTGTTCACTGAAGTAATGGTTGGTGCTTGAGGCACAGATGATGGGGTAATGGACGAACTTGCAGAAGAGGCAAGGCTTGTTCCGTTAGCGTTAGAAGCTGTAACAGTGTAGGTTCTTGGAGTTCCTACGGTGTCAGAAACTGTTATAGGAGATGATGCTCCAGATACAGCAGTGGTGCTAGAAGAGGTCGCTGTAAAGGTAGTAATTGCTTTTCCACCAGTTGCACCTGCAGTAAAAACAACACCGATGTTTGCAGAGCCAGTATATGCCTGACCATCTGCAAGGGTAGGAGTACCGATTGTTGGAGCCTGTGGGACTGTAGTTGCAGTGATGCTGTTTGATGCGCTAGACGCTGAACTAGTTCCAACAAAGTTTGTAGCAGTTACCGTAAATGTATAGGCAACGTTAGATTGCAAACCTGTAACAGTTAAAGGAGAAGAAGCCCCTGTAGCGGTGTAACCGCCAGGGCTAGAGGTTGCTGTATAAGAGGTTGCTTCAAAACCAACAGGACTTGGGGTAAAGGTAACTGTTGCTGCGCCGTTGTTATAGGCACGAGAGGTTCCTACATCTGTAGCTGTGCCAATTGTTGGAGCGTTAGGTACTTGCCTACGGCTAGAAGCCGTTACTCCAACAATTGACATCTATTAGTTCCTATCACAAAACAGGGGAAATACTCTGAGATATTGTCTCAGTAAGCGGTCTTATTGTGAGGCTAAAATTACTGCTGTTCTTGAGGAGCTGCAGCCTTTGCTTGTTCAAAACTGAGCATTTTCATAACAGTGTATTCAGCAGCGGTCTGTGCCTGAAGGTCCATAAGAATCTCAGAAACAGCACGGCGTACCTCAGCAAGATTTGCTTCGTGGTCTACTTCAACATTGAGGATAGATGGGTTTCTCTCAAGAATGATTCCACCATCTGCTCCAATAAAAACTCCAAAACCTGTTAGTGGCTTTGGTGATGCTTCTTCGTGTGTGTGGTCTGCTGTCTCTTCTGACATTTTGTGTTCCTTATCCTATTGGTGATTGAGGCCATACTATATTAGTAGGAAAGCCTTCTTGGTCTGTAATGTCTAGTAAATCTTGACGGTATTTAGCAATAACCGCTTGTTGTTCTTCGCTATAGCTAGCCCAACGAAGTGGGTTAGTAAGGACTGTATCTAGATGCCTTAGCAAGGCTCCACGCTCATTTCGTGCCATCTCAGCTAGGTACTCTTCAGTAGGTGGAGCAGGAGGTGCGTAGTCCTCAATTTCCCCAGCATCACCGCTCATAATCTGTGCGTATACCCACTGACCTGTTTCAGCAATATCGTCTTTGTCTGCAATGTAGCCAACCGTTTCTGTTACTCCGTTTAAAGTTAAATCTACTGTGCATTGGAAACGTTGGTCTGAGCCATCAATTAGACGCTTTACATCTCTTACATTACTTAGTGGATTGTTTTCCATTTTATTCTCCTATGCTACTCGTACTACAAAAGCCTGGGATAGTCCAGACCCTCTTGAAACCCATGTGCCCGATAATACTGTTCCACCAGATGCTCCAGAGGCAGCAGCGGCCTGTAAATGTCCAATACTTCCATTGTACAGTAAAGCTTGAGCACCATAAAATGTTGGGCCAGCTGGTGAGGTCATTAGAGTTGGTCCAGTGTAAAATCTTCCCCACCCATCTAGTGGTATAGGGCTTGTTCTACTGTTGTAGTGCTTTGTGTCTATAAGTAGGTATGTTCCAATTGCATAGTTAGTAGCATTGTGAGCGGTATTGCCGTCCAAAACTCTAAAATTTGCAGACTGTTGTTTAGTTCCATCATTGTAGGTAATAAAGTTACCGTCTACTGTCATACTCATGCAACTCTCCTAAACAACTGGTAGAAGTACTGCTCGTCAATGTAGTCAGCATCACCTGTCCAGCCAGAAGCTCTCCATACACCAGGTATAGCTGTGTAGTTGGTGTTAGTTGCAGGAAAGTTAACTACGCTAGATACTGATGTGATAAAACCAGTTACAGAAGTATTGGCAAATGGCCCTCCTCCTTGAACGTAGTTCCAATACCAGGTAGGCCAAGGAACTAGAAACCCAGCAACTTCGTTTACGGCAACGGAGTCATTCACGTAAGATTGAGGTGTTTTTGGATTTACTTGGATAGACATTACAAAAGCACCAACTGCATACCCAATAGAGTAATTACCGCCAATAGCTGCAGCTGTGGGTATTGAAGTATATGATGAACCGTTATTTGCGGTTAAAGTTGTTCCTGATAAAGTGAAAGCCATTATGCAACACGCTCCAATAAAACAAAAAAACCATTTATTTGGTTTATACCTGCTCCACAAGCCATGCCCCTAGCACGCCATGAACCAGCTAAATCATTAGTTCCTCCTATTATAAAATAGGATTGACTTCCGTGACGAGCGTCATTATAAGCAATAAGGTTGTTTACTTTAGGTACTTTAGGGTAAGTTCCTGCTGGAAAACCAAGGCCTGCAGAGTAGTACCCTTGATTAGTCATATTTAAAGCAAAAAGCCAAAAACTTCCAGCTTCATACCCCGTAGTGTTTGCATTAAAAATAGTATTAGCCAATATGAGATGCCCTATGTTAAACGAAGTATCTGTTCTAACCGTATTAGGGGCTGGAGTCAGGGCCCCATTAGCCCCACCCCAAGTAGAGCCATCAGTAAAGGTAACAGTTGTGCCCGAAATAGTAGTCGCCATGTATTAACCCTTAAGTTCTTTTACTTGCTCCTTGAGCGCAGCAATCTCTGCTGACTGTTCTTTAACTGCCTCAATAAGAAGAGCAACCATGTTTGCGTATGCTACGGCAAGAGTTCCTTCTTCATTTTCTATAATAAGTTCTGGTGCGATTACCTGTACTTCTTGAGCAATAACGCCCATCTCAAGTTTTTCAGAACCAATACGGTTGTAATTGTAACCTGTAATAGCCTTAATCTTTTCTACTGCTCCTGTAATAGGAACCAAGTTCTCTTTTAAACGAGAGTCTGAGTTAATTACAAGGGTACCTTGAACTGTAGTTGTTCCGCTAAATGTTTGGCTATTATTTGAGGTGAATACTCCTGTTGTAGTATTAATGATGAACGGGCGCAGTGTATTCCAAGTAGCTGTTGATGGTGAAGTATTTGCATCTGATAACAAGAAGTAGAAGTCAGAACCATCGTTTCTAACGATAACTGTTCTACCTGAAGTTGCAGCTGTTGAAGGGTGAAGATACATCTGGTTTCCAGGTCCAGCAACAGTTATTGTTCCCGTCATAGTTCCACCAGTTAATGGCAGAGCATAAGAGCTGTAGTTAGAGGTAGTAAGTCCGTTAGTAACAGAAGAGGCTGTTGTAGCAGTAGCAGCGTTACCGTCAATGCTTACACCAGTAAGTGTCTGAGCACCAGAGGCACGATTGTTAGCAATAGCTGTTGTGCCAACATAAAAAGTATTACCTACAAGGTCAACCGTTCCAGTTGCCGCAGGTAAAGTTACAGTTGTAGTTCCTGCTGCTGCAGAGGCTTGAAGAGTTGTTGTTCCAGAGGTAGAACCAGGAAAGGCTACGCTAGAAATTCCTGTCAAAGCTAAGTTTGCAGAGGCACGGTTTAATGTAACCGCTGTAGTTCCTATGTAATGAGTTGAGTTACCAAGAACTGTAGAAGGAATTGTTCCAGTTAAGTTACCTGCTGTAAGTGAAGTTAGGTTTGCACCTGACACAGCGCCAAAGGAAGCAGACCATGTACCTGTTGTAATAGTTCCAACCGAAGTTAAAGACGAGGCTGTAACACCTGAGTTAAGCGTAGTTCCAGAAATATTTGCTGCGCTTACTCCGCTTGCAGTAGTTGCTGTTGCTGCGTTGCCATCAATGCTTACTCCACTAAGGGTCTGAGAAGCAGATGCACGGTTGTTAGTAATGGCTGTAGTTCCTACATAGAAGGTGTTACCAACAAGGTCAACAGTTCCTGTAGCTGCAGGAAGAGTGATTGTGTTAGTTCCAGCAACAGCTGCAGGTTGTAGCGTGATGGTTCCAGATGTAGAGCCTGGTAATGCCACGCTAGAGATACCAGTAAGAGCAAGGTTTCCTGTTGCGCGGTTTAACGCAACAGCAGTGCTACCAATATAAACGGTGGAGTTTCCTAGGATAGTAGAGGAGAGAGTTCCACCACTTAGGTTAGAAGCAGTAAGAGTTGCCCAAGAAGAAGTGGTTCCATCCGTTGTTAAAAACTTGCCGTTGTTGCCTGTCTGGGTTGGGAGGGCGTTCAAAGTTACCCAAGAAGCTGATGTTCCATCAGTTGTTAGGTACTTTCCGTTATTACCTGTCTGTGTTGGAAGGCTTACAGGAGCAGCAGCCCACTTAACTCCACTAGCTTGGGCGCTATCTGCAGTGAGCAAATATCCATCTAGACCAACAGTAAGGTTGGTAAATGCAGAGGTAGAAGTTCCTACAAATATTCCGCCCTTAGTGGTGGCGCTAAGTCCTGTACCACCGTTAGCAATAGTTAAATCGTTAGTAAGGGTTAGACCTGTTGCAGAAATAGCTCCTGTAAAGGTAGCACCAGACAAAGCGGCATAGGAAGCAGAAACTTGAGCAGCAGTAATTTTGCCATCAAGTTGAGTCTGGATATTCCCAGTTAATCCATCTAGGTATTGAATCTCTTCGTTAGAAACCGCTCCAATAGATGCGGAAGGAAACGTAGCATTGCCCAAAACGGTAAGGCTACTGTCAAGGACAGTGTTGCCTTCTACGTTAAGCGAACTTACAAGAAGAGGCTCACCGTAGATATGGTTTAGCTTATTTAAAGCCACCGTGAGGCCTCCTTATGCTTGGGCTTCAGTCCAGGATAGACGTCCGTTAAGGCTTGCTGAAGTTACGTTTGCACCGCTTAGGTTACGTACACAGATAGTTACAATGTCTGGACCATCAGGGAACACGTTAGTTCCGTCAGCTGAGGCTACGTTTGTATTTCCTCCACCAAGGATAGAGGTTCCAAGCTCACGTACACGAGAGAGGTCTTGAGCAACCACAGATGCTTCACCAGTAACTGTACTAATAAAGTAAGAGAAGATTGATTCTCCACCAGTAATAAGTGTGCTAGCTGCGTGGTAGCAAACCTGTGAAAGGCTTGAGCCTCCAACGTTTACCCAGTTATTACCTGTAGTAGTGCTTACTCTTCCGTTCAAAATAACTTCAATAAGGAAGATACCTGGGCTACCAGCAACAGAGGCTGTTGACTGTGCAAGTACGTCCATCTGCTTTAGCGTTAGCTGCATACGGTTGATAAGTTCACGCTGTCCGAGAACACCTACAACACCGTTATCTACAGATGGAGCAAGGCGAAGACTTACAAGACCGTAACGGTTTGTTGAGCTTCCACGAGGAACTGCAACTGAGTTTGCCATACCTGTTTGGAATACGAATGACTTATCCTCATCAAAACGTCCGTCCATGATTACAGAAGAACCCCAGTGGCTGGTTCCTGTTGCAACCTGACGTGAGTAAAGACGAACTGCAATTGGAGCAGTTGCTGAATAAGTGAACGTTGTTGCAGCAGCTCCTCCACCAACAGCTCCAGTGTTTGGGTTAATGACTACGTTAGTTAGACCACGAGTCAATCCAGTAAAGCTTGTGGCAGTTTTTCCTGTGTAGGAGATGTACTCAATTGCTTTTGCAGAAACACCTGCTTGAGCAAGGAACAGTGTTCCAGAAGATGGGAACCCTGCTGTGCTTGCAACTGACATAGAGGCTCCGCCAGAGGCAAGAGTCGCTGTCAATGTAGTGCGAGGAGTTTCGTTAGATGCTTCGTAACGAGCAGGCAAGTTACCTGAACGAATGTAGGCAGCTGTCTTAACGTTAGCGTGAGTCATACGATGAACGTAAATAACTTCGCCACGTTCGTTCTTAAGTCCAAAGCGAATTGCTCCAGCACCATACCATGCATAGTCAATGTAGAACATCTGCATCTTTGACAGGTCTAAGTTAACTCCTGAAGGACCTGTGCCATCTACCTTATCAAGGTTAAATGCTGACTGAGGTACGCGGTGTTCAGTTACTTTGCTTACGACACCGCCACCTGCAATAGATGCTCCACGATATTCTGGGAAAACGTACATCTGAGTATCGCTAACGATAGACTCCACGTTGTATGCAACACCGCGAATAACAATGTCATCTCCAGGGCTAAGCTGTGTAGAGAAAGACGTATTAGTACCGTTAATTGTCTGTGAGCCTTGTGTTGTAGAGACTTCACCAGAAATTTGGTCTGTAGAGTCACGACGCACAACGTTAAAGTTTTGACCATCAAACTCAAAGAAGAATCCGTTTTGGTCATCAAACATACCGATACGAACCTGTGCACCATACCAGTTTGTAGGAGCAATGTTAATAGGCCATCCTGGTGCAGGAGTTGTTGCAGGAACAGAGCTTGCAACATAAGTAAAGGACAGAGGTGTTGGAACTGAGGCTACTGTCCAAGTTCCGTTATAAGCAGTGTCAGTTGAACCAGAGACAAGAATCTGTGCTCCAACTCCAAGGAAGTGCTCATGGTGAGTAGTTACAGTTACAACGTTAGATGAAGAAGTAACTGAGTCAACAGCAAACACTGGCTTCATCATTGAGCCTGTAGAGAACTGGATACCCTTACCAGACTGGTAGCGGAAGTACTTACGTGTTTGACGAACAATACGTGAGCCAGGAGCTGATACACCTGTGCTGAACTTTACTCCACCATCGTATGCACGGTGGATAGACTGAGAACCAGAACGTGGAGTTAGTGATGTTGCTAACGCTGTGATTGCACCTGATGGGGCATCTACTACAGAGAAAGTGAATGTGTCTGTTGTTGGAGTTGTAGCAACTTCCCATGCACCATTAGGTGGATTAGATGTTGCCGCTGTAGTTCCCTTTACATAAATAAGGTCACCAGCAACTAGTCCGTGAGCGTTAGTTGTTGTACAAGTAACAGTTGTTCCAGAAGCAACAAACGCTGCTCCTGCAGTAGTTGACACTGGAATTGGAGAGGAAGTGTAATCAAAAGCTTTGTAGATAAATGTCTTTGTTGCATCTAAAATAGAGCCGTTTGTAAGAATTGTGTGACGAGCATAGTAGGTGAATGTATCGTTAGAAACTGTAGTTGTAGAAACAGCCTTAACCATGAACCAGCCGTTTGCATAAGGGTCATTAGTATCTTGAATAAAGAACTTATCTCCTGCTACAAGCCCGTGAGCTGATGAAGTCACTACAGTAACAAGACGAGAAGAGCCTGTTCCAGTGAGTGCTGTAATGGTACGAGCTCCACCTGAAGGCTGAGCAATAGGGTCTTGGATGTCGTAGTATTGGCAAGGCTTGTTGTTTACAAGAGAAAGAACTTCCCACTTTGTAGGCTGTGTTCCGTATTCAAAGTCTGTATCAATTAGAGACTGAGGGTCTGATGTGCGAAGCTTTTGTACAGCATCAAATAGCTGTTCTTCTGGCATAAAGCGCTCTGCGTACTCATCAACTGTAAATTGGAGCTTGTCGCTTGCACTCATCGCAACGGTGTTGTAGTTCAACACGATGGTTGTTAGTTCAGAGTTATCTGCATTAACTACAGCAGTGTAAGAGGTTGCCTTTAGGCTAGGGTCAGAAAAATTATAAATGACCTGGTTAGTGGTCACGTTGGTGATGAGGAGAAGGCGCTCTCTTGGGATATGACGAGGAACAGTTACTGTACGTGTTGAAGGTACGAAGGTATACGCAGTTTCCCACAAGATTTTTCTAGCCATTACTTAACCCTTTTCTAGGCATACTTAGCCTCCTAATAATATATCCACTGCTTTAAATGGATATGCTTTTCCAATAGTATTTACGTTAGGTCCTAGCATTACTCTACCGTCAAAAGTAGAACCTGCAGGTGGAACTTGCGTAAATGCTATCCAACCGTCACTATCCAATATGAATCCGTCTAAGGGTAACATGGACTGCCACACATAATCAGGATAACTAGGAGTTTGTACTGTTCCGTTTAGGTTAATCATCAACCGTAATGGGTTGTACAAATTAACTTTAGTTCCTTGGAACCTAGGCTCAAATCTGCTGGTAACACCATCAAATATGTACCGTAGGTCGTCTAGAGGGATGATATCTGGAAGATATGGAAGGCTAGCAAAAATTAAATCATCAACATACTTCTTGCTGGTTGCGTCTGTGTTGTCTGTTGGGACTAGAGGTACGCTTACGTGCCCAGTAAATGTTGGGTTGTTTGTACGAGCAATAGCTGTAGAGATGTAAGGCTCAGCAATTGGGGTTGCTGCCCAAGTACCGATTGTTACATAACCCAAGGTCGCAATATTTAGAGGAACACCTGAGTACTGAGCAAAGTCAATGTTGTCTGTTCCAACCTTAATAGCACCGCTAGTTACGGTAGAGGTTCCAGAGTTTGAAACAATCCAAGAAGAGTTAGCAAGGTAAGTACCAGAAGTAACGAATACATAGTTACCTGGCTTAATAGTTCCTGCAGTTAAGTTACCGTTAAAGTCTGTAGCACGTGTAAGAACAAACTGAGTATCACCATCACCTGGGTTTGTTGCAACATAAATACCGTTTTGACGAGCATCTGTTTGATTCTTAACCAAAATACGCTGACCAGCAGTGACTCCTACGCCATCCAGAATCAAAGCTCCGTTTACAGAGGCAGTAAGAGTTGCACCTACACCAAGGCCGCCAGTGGAGTCAGAAGTTCCTGCGGTGTATGTCGCGCTTAGGTTTGCTGTAGTTGTGTAGATAGTCTGGTTCTTAATAGTGATACCAGATGCAATGTTATCTACGTACTGCTTGTTAGCTGCTTGGTTGTTCTGTGTTGGGTACGGAACAACTACGGTGCTGTTAAACGTTGTAGGAAGATTTATACTCAAGGCGCCTGTAGCACCGCTAGTTGATGAACCAATGTTTACATTTGTAATAGAGCCAAATGCTCCACCAGTTCCAAGATTGATTGTCTTTGTTAAACCACTTGCTGTTACGTTAGCAGAGTAGTTATGCGTGATTGCTCCTGTTGGAGTTCCACCAATGTTCAGTGTTGTTGAAGCTCCAGCAAAGCTAACAGTTGTTGCGCCTGTGTTGTAAAGGTCAACATAGCTTAAGTTACCCTTAACAGTTGGCGCATTAAGAGTTGTAATAGAGGTGGAGTCGTTAGAGCCTAGATTAAGTGTGGTTGCAGCTCCAGCAAAGTTTATTGTAGTTGCAACGCTGTTGAGCAAGTTAAAGGAGGTTGTTCCAGAAACAATAGAAGTGTTAAGAGTAGGAGAAGTTGCTGCAGCATAGGAGTTAGTATCAATAGCATAGGTATTAACACCAGTGCGCTTAACAAACCCAGTACCAGTTAAAGCAGCAATCGCTGTGAGTTCATTGCTTGATGCTTGGTAAGCGTGAGTGTGAGAGGTGTCTGACTTGCTATTTAGCTGGCTTTGAATGCCTGACGTTACGCCTGTTACATAGTTTAACTGTGTAGTGGTGACCGTTGCTCCAGCAAGCTTGTTAAGCTCTGCGGTTGTAGCTGTTAATCCTGTGAGCTTATTTATTTCAGTTGAGGTAGCTGTAACAACAACTGTGTCGTTTATATAAGGGTTAGTTAACGTTTTATTTGTAAGAGTTTGAGTACCAGTAAGTGTGGCTACTTCTGAGCTTATTGCAAGGGTGTAAGTTCCAGCAGAGTCGTTATATGTACCAGTAAGGCCAGTGCTAGCTACAAGAGTGTTGTTAATCTCATCCTGGACACGCTCTTGTGTGTAGTAAAGATTAGTTCCCTCTGGAACAGCAGAAGAAGTTAAAGCAGTAAATTTGCCATCTGTGTATGTATTGGCACTTGTTAAGGTTGATGAATCTCCAGAAATACGAAGAGCAGCTTCTGCAGCAATAGCGGTGTTTCTATCGGTAACCTCAGTTGCTATTGCAGATGCAATAGCAGTAGTACGGTTAGTTGTTTCAACTCCAATAGCAGTATTTCTATCTGTTACTTCCGTTGCAATCTTTGTATCTGTATAAGCTTTGTCCGTAACAGAATTAGCAGCAATAGCAGAGTTACGGTTTGTAACTTCTGTGGATATTGCAGAAGCAATAGCCGTATTACGGTCAGTAACCTCAGTAGCAATTGCTGTGCTGACTGAAGTGCTGATAGCTGTGTTACGGTCAGTAACCTCTGTAGCAATAGCAGATGAGATAGCAGTGTTGCGATTTGTGACTTCTGTTGCAATTGCAGAATCAGAGTAGGCTTTAGTTGCAAGAGCAGCAGTGTCTGCAATTCCGTGCACATCAGTGGTATCAGAGTTGTGAGTGGAGATAGCTGTATTGCGTGCCGCTATCTCAGCAGCTTCACGAGTATCTGTGTAAGCGTTTGCTGTTGTTAAACTCGTTGCAATAGCTGCGTTACGAGCCACTATTTCCGCAGCTTCACGTGTGTCGGTATAAGTTTGTGAGATACCTACAGCTTCGTTCTTAGCGTTTGCAATGTTTACGTTACGGTCAAGAACTTCATTAGCAATTTTTGTGTCTGTATAGGCAAGTGCTGCTGTGTGATTTGCTGCGTCTACTCCAAGTGCATAACCAACCGCACCGTTAATAGAGTCATAAATGTCCTGTGGAAGAAGACCTATTTTTTGCCAGTCTGTACCATTATCAAGGTACATAAACCCAACGTTGCCAATAAGACTGTAAGTGTCTGTGGCTACATAAACACGCCCAGCACTTCCTGCGGTTGGACGAGAGGCAAATAGACCGTACTGAACGTTTGCAGAAGCTCCACCAGCAGCAGTCCAAACAGAACCTGTGTAGCTGTAGAGAGTGTTATTGGTCGTGTTAAAGTAAAGGTCACCAGCACGAAGCGTAGGGGTGCTAGGCGCTGACGCTGACGCCAATACGTTTAACGGCGTTAAACTTTTTCGGCTCATGCGTTATCCGTGTACTACAACCCGATATTGACCTGAAGTAGGCGCAACTGAGAATAGTAAAGTGACTGTGTTGACGCTGGTGTGTTGTACATCGCAGTTAACCTCATCGTATGTGGAGGTCGCTGAGTATACACCTACAGTCACATCACGGGTATTAAGGTTGTGTGTAACAGTAATTGAGGTAGCAGTTCCATCACCAATAGCCTGAGCATATTTGCGAACTACTACATCCGTGTCAATGGCTACGTCATTGGCGTTAGAAAGAATACCTAGACCAGCACCTACATCAAAAGTAGTTCCAGTTTGAGTTAAACCGTTTCCACCTGTGTAAGCGCCTGCACCAGAGAACTGGGTAAATGCAATTGCATCTGTACCAATCTTAATGCCGTTAGCAGGTGAAGTTGCAGTTCCTTGATTTGACTGTACCCAACCAGTTGATGCCTGACCACCTGCTACTACGTATACAAAATCACCAGGAGTAATGTCTCCAGCAACACTGTTATCGCCATCAAGAGTACGGGTAAGGACTGCAGAAACACCAGTTGTACCAGCAGTAGAAACATAGTAAAGACCATTTTGAAGTTGTGTAGTTTGGTTCTTAACCAAGATACGGTCATTAAGTGCTGCTACAACTCCGTCAATTGTTAGAGGACCAGTAGCTGTAATTGTGAGAGTTGCTCCAACACCTGTTCCACCGTCAGCTCCAGCAGAGCCAGGAGTGTAAGTAGCAACAAGGTTAGCTGTTGTAGCAAGCTTTACGCTATCGTGAACATTCAGTCCTTGAGTCGCACTATCTACGTATGCTTTGTTTGCAGCATCTGTGTCTGCAGTTGGTGCAGCAACGTTGATAATCTTATGTGAGTTTAAGTTTACGTCTGCTGCTGCAGCTGCAAACGCAGATACAGAGAAGTTTCCAGGAGTAAATCCGTGAACGTGGTCGTCTTTAGCAGGTGCTGTACCTGTTCCATTTGCCGCAGTTGTAGCGGTGATGTTTGTTGCAGCATTTGAAGAAAGTGACGGTGTTCCGTGTGTATGGTCTGAACGAGAGACTGTAGATGCGGAACCGTTAGATGCTGAAAGACCATAGGTTGTTGTACCAGTTGCATTACCAAATCCTGGACCAGCGTGTGTGTGGTCTGCACGTGCATAGTTTGTGGATGTTCCATCTGTAGATGTTCCTGTAATGCTGACCGCAGATGAAAGACCTGTACCAAAGTTACTTACTTGCTGCCAAGAACCACCGTTTGAGTAGTAGAGCAAGTAGTTATCAATTGCATAGTAAAAAGTTCCAGAGTTAGCAGTTGCAGCTGCAGGACGACCTGAAAGAAGGCCAGTAGCAAAACCGTCTGCTTGACGCCATGCAGTACCATTCCAGCTGAGAAGCTCGTTAACTGCTGTGTCAAAGTAAATCTGTCCTAGAACAGGAGACGATGGAGCACTGGCAAGATTTTGAATAACTGCATTCTGCAGCTCATTCTTGTTTAAATCTATAGGTGTTAAAAACTTACGTGCCATTATTCATGTCTCCTTATGACAAATATGCGTTTCCGCTAAACGAGCTTGAAAAGTGGATTGTCAAAGAGTCGTTGTCTGTGTACGTAATCTCTCCTTCGCACAAGGAGCCAGCGGAATCGGCAACTGTAACGTTAGGAAAGAAGTTTAGGTTGTGATTTATGACCCAAGTATTAGACGGTGTGTTCTGGGTATGATGATACGCAAGAGTTTGAGCAAGCGGTCCCCCAACTACAATTTGATTTACTCCAGCAATACTTCCAGGTACTGGGGCATCAATTAAAACTACGTCAGCTGTTGTGACAGTTGTTTCACCAGGACGAACGTATTGGGTCATTCTGTCACCTGTGGGGTTACAAATACTTTTCCAGTAACGTATGTGTGGGTTATTCCATCCGCATCAGTTAGTTGTACGTCGTAATAACAGATTCCAGGAAGCCCAGAGGTTTGCGCACTAGACAGGTCTAGTTGCAGTGTGCGAAGACCTGAGCCATCAGAAGGACCTACTACTGGTAAAGATGTGGTGAAAGTAGCTAATAAGATAGGGCTGTTTTGAACTGGACGAATCTCTGACTTAGCAACGTAAGTATCAATTTCAAAATTAAACTGAATCTGGAAGGTGAATGCATCTCCAGCATATACGTATAGGTCTTGAATAAATGCTGTAGTAGGTTTTGCAACAGCGCCATAGGTAGGAATTGGTAGGTATACACGAGACTGTGGCTCTTTGTTGTCTATCTCTTGTGGAACAAACACTGGTACATAATGGTTTGTTGTCTTTGAAATTCGTCGCAAAGTAAAGACGTCAATCTTGTAAAGTCCAATACCAAGCTGTGAACAAAGCTCTTTGTATTGATTCTTACGAACTTCAATCATTTGCATTAGCTGACGGTAACGTTCTGAGCGAGGAATCTGCACTCCATCAGGAGCAGTAATGTCAATGTCAAATGAAGCATCTGTTGCTAGAGTGTATAGAGCTAGCGTAGATGCCCAAACAATAACTGGGTACTCTTCTAGAGTAGACAAAGTAGTTAAAGAAATTGAACGACCATAAGCGTCTGTATGGTTAGTTGTGTGCTGTTGGAACGCAGTAGTTACAAACTGCTCAATTTCAGCGCTTGTAAAATAACGGTAATAATTTCCAGCAACAACAATAAGACGACCAGCAATTGGAGCGGTATCAAAAATAATGTAACCAGTTGCTTCTTCAACTTCTACAGAGGTAGACACGTCTACGCCATTGACGGTCACAATCAAGTTCAATCCGTCAAGAGGAGAGTAAGGAATCAAGTAACGGCGGGATGTTCCGTCAGCCGTTGTTTGGAAAACAAAAGACTTAGGGAAGTCACCAAGCTCTGACCGTAAACGGCTTGCCAAACTTGTAAGAGTAGCCACGTAACCTCCGAAAACTGTGTGGTGTAATCATCTCAAAAATACACCGATAAAAAAGGTCCAACCCCAACTGGGAGGAGGGCGGGAACCAGTTGAGGTTGGACTACTTGTTGACGGCTTAGTTAGGCCGCCAAATATATCCGAGCTCTTCTAGGTAATTAGCAAGATGGCTTGGTACTCGGTACTTCACACCAGCTTTAAAGCTGTAGTGATTTCCAACTCCGTAAGTCATCTCGTCAATGTCAGTGATTGTGCGGATGACTACTGTGTCATTCGCTGTTGTAACTCCAACATTCTCAATTTCATCTAGAACAAGTGGAGCGTCTGGTTTCTTTGGGTCAAAGACATTCTTTTCCAGACTCTCTGCCTCAATCTGTGCCGCAATTGAAATTTCATCTTTGCGGTCTTGTAATGCTTTTGCGTTCTTCTTTGCTGCTGTTTCTGCAGCACGCCCTGTTGCGTCCAATGGACTTGTTGGTGTGTTTGCCACGGTGTATTTCTCCTAAAGTAGTTTTTTGATTGTTGATGGCTGGGGGCCCAGGAAGGAGTAGGGCCCCCAGACATCGGTAAAACAAGTCTTAGTTTGTGTAAACCTTGACGATAGCCTGGTCAGTGATAACACCAAGACCCCAGATTGCGTACCATGCAAGAGCGTGCTCACGACCGAAGTCAAGAACGCCACCATCGCGTAGTTCAACTGGAAGGCTGATTGCGTGACCAAATGCGTTGTCACCAATCATGATTGACTCGTAAACATCAGCTGAGTTACCTGTAGCTGAAGTTAGGTAACCCTTTTCAGCTGTGTAGTCTGCAGATGTTGGGTTTCCACCTTGACCTGGTGCAGTGTTTGAAAGCACTGGAACTTCGGTCTGTGATGCTGGAGCGCCAACGAGTGTTGATGTTGTGTAGGTACCTGAAGCAGCAAGCTTCTTTACCTGTGTTGTCTCAATGAAGACTACGTCGTATAGACGACCGATTTCACCAAGCATGAAGTTACCTGGAGCAGCGTACTTTGTGACTTCAATGAACTCTGGGTTAGAGCGAAGGTCACGAGACTGCTTTGGGTGTACGAACTGTACGTATGTCTCACCCAAGCGTGGGATGTTCTTACCAGCAAGGGTAAGAGCTGCATCCTTGATAGCGCCTGTTGTTAGCTTGTGGTTTCCATCAAGCTGTGAGATTGCTGTTGCAGGAGTACCTTCATCGTAGTTTGTGAAAGCGCCGCCTGTGATGCCTGAACGGTCGTAACCGAATACTGCAGAAGTTGCTGCAGAAAGTGTGTTACGTGCCTGTACATCTAGGTACTGTGCCATGTGGCGACCAAGAAGACGTGAAGCTGAAGCCATTACGTCATCAAATGATGCATTCAAAAGTAGCTCAGAAACTGCTACTGCGTAGCCGTGTTCTGCAACTGTGATTGCAATCTGCTCTGCTGTGAGAGCGTTGGTTGTCATACGGACACCTTCAGTAAGAGGTGATGGGTCTACTGCGAAGTTCTTGTAACGAAGGAAGTTAACACGAAGACCAGGAGCAACTCCTAGTTCAGTCTTCTTAACTGCAAACTGTTCAAAACGAAGAATTGGCATTGCCTGGAACAAAATTTCTTTTGACCAGATTGTTTGAATTGCTTGGTTCAAAGATGAGTTTGAACCTGAGTAAGCTGTTGGAGCACTCGCTAGTTGCGAGGAGCCTGTAATTGCACTTGCCATTTAGGTCAAGTCCTTTCATTAGATGGTTGGTGGGGGATTAACCGAACAGTCCCTGACCACGGTTGCTGGCTGCAGTGCCAAGTAGTTTGGCTCTTTGTTTCGCATAATCTGCCAATGACATGTCCCTGATTGAATCAGGTGTATACGAATTGTGTTCCGAATCATTATCCAGGGGTCCTGATGCAGGCGCTGTAACTCGTGCGCCTACCATTTGTTGCTTTGCAGATTGCATTGCTGCCTGAGCAGATTGCAAAATACTTTGTGACTTCTCACGTAGTAACGTGATACTTGACTCAATTTCCTCTTGCGTATTACCGTTAACAAGGTCAATTAGTTCAGGAACAATGTTGTCACGTTCCTGCTCTACACGAGTTGCACGGTAGTTAGTTAAGTAGTTGAGTTCTTGTTCCTTATGCAGAAGAGCAAAAGCTTTTTCTCTTTCAAGACGTTCATTCTCTAGTTGAGCCTGAAATTCTTGCTCCTTCTTAGCGAGGAGTTCCTTGGCAGAAAGTTCTTCTTCTTCCTTAGACTTTCTAGCTTTCTCTTCTAATTCACGTGCTTGCTTCTCTAGGGAAGCTTTACGTGCGGCTTCTTCTTCTTGCGCTTTCTTTAAAGCTTCAAGTTCTTTAGCCATCTTTTCCATTTGAGGATACAGCTTAGACTTTTCCTGCGCACGAGCCTTTGCAAGGTCATCTGCAGTAAAAACCTGGTCCACTGGTTCACTCACTTCTTGAGCTGCAACTGCTGCTGCTGTTGCATCCTCAAATACTTCTTGATTATCGGCCATTATTGGTCACCTGTTTTTCTTATGTCGTTGTCCGTATGCCTTGCGGCGTATCACATTGGGTTTTAACAAGATAATTTCATACCATTTAGAATAAAAAATCTCGTTATATTGCTATTTATTTTTATTACTTGTCTACTGTTCTCCTTTGAGGAATTTTGGTTCCGTAGGCTTCAGTGACAAGCTTTTCTCTAATAGCAGCCTCTTGGCTTTTTTCAATACCAGCCATCTGTTGCTGCATTGGGTCGTTGACGCTTTCATCAGTTTGAGGGCCTTCAATGCCGTCTCCCATGATGTCTCCATCACCAAGCTCTGTTGGTTGCATAGGTATAGCGGAGTTTCCGTCTGGGCCTGGCATCATGCCAGTCATATCCATAATTGCTTTTTGAATCTGAATCTTTACCAACTGCAGCGCTCCATCGGCACTTGCGTCAGCAATAAGCTCTTGACGAATCTCTTGTAGCTTTTCTTCTGGGAACTCTTCGCCAAGAGTACGCAAAGCACCTTCTTTAGACTCAAGTCCCATACCAATCTTGGTCTGAATCTCATTCAAAACAATCAGTTTATCCAAAGGAAGAGGCTGAGGGAACTGGACGTAATTCTTATATGTAATAGGGTCTGCAAAATCAAGCTGTGTTAATTGGCCTTCTTTAATAGGGCCATCTTCTTCTGGGTTGTACATAAACTGCATTGGCTCTTTTAGAGCAAGAGTGCGCAGAGCAAGTTCATTAATCTTTTCAATACCAATACCGTACTGAGCAATCTTTTGTGAGTAACGGTTCATCAATGGCTGGTACTGAATAGAAAGAGCTACACCAGAAGTGTTAGAGATAGGTTGAACTTGTCCCAGTGCGGTTTCTGGGATGTTCATTATTTCGTGCATTGAGCGCTTTAGAAGCTCTAGGTACTTCAAGGCTCCGTCAATACCTTGTGCACCACCTTCTAGGTTAAAGACTTGAGCATCTTTTGGAAGACCGCCCCAAACCTTCTTAGCGCCTTTCTCTAAGTTAGAAGCTTTAGCACCAACAATAACTGTCACAGGGGAAGCGTGATAGTTAATGATGTCTGCTATGTCAGTTGATATCTCGTTGTAAGCGCGGTTGATGGTGATGATGTCGTGTGCGTCTGGGAGACCCCAAGGTGAACCAGAAACTGGGATGTTTGGAATATGAACTATAGGAACTAAACCAAGTGGGTTAGGACGTGAGTCAATTAATTCGTCGTTGATGTACTCTTCAATAGTGTCGTCAGTAAGGATTTCTGTGTAAGTAAATACTTGGCGAGTACCTTCTAGTGATGTTCCCCAGAAACGATACTTCTGCTTAAAACGCAGTAAGCGTGTACGGTCGTGTGGGTGGAACTCAGGAAATGCAAAAGAAGAGTTAAGAGGAAGAATGCGAACCTTACCTGGGTGCTGTCCTCCTGCAGAATCTACCCATGGTTCTTCGTATGCAATCTTTACAAAACAATCGCCTGTAATTCCGCCTTGTTGCCCCATCTCAAGTAAGACACGCATTTTGTCGTTGTCTACTTCCCAAATTCGTTCTAGACGGTCTGGAATAATTGCTTCTGTTGCTTTAGGGGAACGGAAGTGAACACCCTTACCAAATACAAAGCGAGATAAAAAGTCATTAAATGCTCGGTAATAATTGACCGCAATTTGCATTTCGCCAGACTCACGGCGGTAACCCCAGTGATGACCAAGGTACATCGCCCAGTTTAGTGAGTAACGGTTTAGGCGGGGACCGTGTACTTCAAATTCTTCATCAGCTAATTCCACTAAACCCAGTGGAGAAATAGAGATAGTTAAATCGCTAGATGCGGCTCTATACGATGGCGGAGAAAAATCAAGAAATGACATTACTTATCTTTCTTCTTATCTTTCTTAGAGTCTTTTTTCTTAGCGGTAACTGTAGCACTCTTCTTCTTAACATCACGGGAATGCTTTTTCTTCTGCATTTCTAATCTGCGAGACTGTTCATTTGTTTCAATAAATTTTCCGCCTGATTGAATGTAGCGCTCATGAACCCAGTGACTTGCTCCAGGGTTTGGGTAGTTAGAGTACTTAGCCTTCGCCTGTGCAACAATCATCTGATACAACTTAATGTTTGCTGGTTTACTAGCCACTACATCTCCTCTTGATAACCCGATAGCCCCCACATTACTGTGGGGGCATACGGATGTCTGTCTAAATTAGTCGTTTACGACTGTTGCGGATTGACGCTGTGAGCGTCCGCCTGAAACTACCTTTGTCTCAATAACTTGAGCTGAGTAGTCGTTAGATGTTCCGTGTGCAAACTCACCTAAGAATGTAGGTGCTTCTACCCATGATGCAGAACCTACGTGAGCACGCTCTGCAAGAGTTTCTGCAGCTGGCTTCTCAAATACGTTTGCATTGTGGTTAGGACGACCTGCTGCAGGAACGTATCCCTGCATCATGCCTTTTTGGAAATCGTTTGGCACATCAGTGTCAGTTGCGATTCCTTCTTCAAATCGTAGTGGTCCACGACGTGTTGCGTTTCCTGCTGCTTTCATTTCGTACACATGTGGTGCACGCTCTGGAAACTGTGGTGCTGGGGAAATACCCATGATAGACTCCTTAAGGTTATATATGGAAGGCCATTCCAGGTAATAGTCTCTCGCTTTTTAAGCTGCTTGTGTTGTTAACCAAAGAAAGGATTTGAAGAAGCAACTACTTCTGGCATTACTAGGTCTTGGGTCAAAGAGCAGGCTATAGACAGCGAGTCAACAAAATCGTCGTGCGCATAGTTCTCATCTGGAGCAGCAACCATAAAATTAGGGCCTTTAAACTGCACTTCAGCATCTGTCATTTGCTGATAAAACCGCTTCCAAGTACGTAGCCTTCGGGTCTTTGCGTGGGCAGGCCAAGAAATCATTTCTCTTTGAATTAGTGCCTGCAAATGTTTCCAGCGCTTAGACTGCTCACTTGGACTTGAAGTCAATGACATAACTTCGGCTCTTGGTAAGAGAAGTTTTAAACGTTGAGCTACTGCATCACCCACACCGTTAGCATCTACGCCAACTGCAAGTACGTCGTAGTTCTCTAAAAAGTTTACGATTTGAAAGTACTGTTCTTCCCAGTCGTCGCCCTGTAGTTCAAGCCAATTTAAAATGCGATGGTCAAAGTAACCAAACTCATCTGGTCTATCCCAATCAACCCATACAACAGTCACAACTGTTGAGTCAGTTTTACGTGCAGGGTCAATGCCGACAACACACGGAGTTTTGTGCCATGACTTTACTAGCTCTTGAGATGTGTCACCTAGTTCATCCATTTTAGATGATGTGATGAACATTCCGCGTTCAAGAAGCCACTTACAGTTGTACGACATTTGAAACTCATCAGAGTCTTCTCCAATACGAAGCATTTCTTTTCTAATTGAGCGTTCGTAGTTTTTGTTGTACTTAATAACTTCTTTCCAGTCCCATTGGAAATGATTTTGTCTGTTGCCTCGTGTTGTTTGACGTCTGCGGTTTAACTGAATTGCTTTATAAAAGTTATTCTTACTTGTTGTTGGTGTTCCTGTTTTTACCATTGTTCCTGCGTAGTATGCAAGCATAGGAGCAATAGACTTAGAAACTACAAAGTCGTCTGCTTCTTGACACTCGTCAATTACAATCAAATGGAAAGACTTGGATTCAATTTTTGCACGAGGGTTAGCAGTCATCATTGTGATACTAGAGCCAGAGTTAGCTAGTTTAATTTGACGTGTAACTCCACCTACACGAGCTGCTTTATCGTCAATCTCAACGTCGTTTAAAATCTCTAATGCACGCTCAGAGGTAAGGCGAGTAACAGCACGACCAAAGAGGGTTTCTGCCTGCCCTTCTGTAGGCGCAAATAAACCTACCCACACACCGTCTTTAAACTTGCCCAATAATTCTGGATAAAGTTTTGCAAGACGTGGAAGAAGAATCATTAAAGTAACTACTGTGTCTGCAACCGTCTCGGACTTACCTGACTGACGTGCTGCAAGTGCTGTTATTTCTTCAGCATCATTAATTATGACTGATTCCATAATGCGACGTGCTAAAGGTTTTTGGTAGGGGTGTAAGTCATGACCAACAAGAACTTTTAAAAAGTCCATCATCTTGTCAATTAGTTTGTCAACGAACTGCTGAGAAAGCTCATCAAGAGATTCTTCTTTTTCTAACTCAGATTGTTCTGGCTCATCTTCCTGTAAATAAAACTCAGGATTGATTTCCTCAAACTTCTCGTCATCATAATCAATAGGCATTTTTCCTCATTAATTGACTAGACCCACATTGCTGTGGGCCATCGCCAGACCAGGAGAGAGGTGAAGCAAGAAAATCATAGCACACACTACGCACGTTTCTTCAGTTCCTTAGCGATTGCGTGGAACACTTCTGTTCCTAAAACAACTTCATCAAGAAGGTCTTGATTGTGACTCTTCTGCCATTCTGTAATATGTTTGCCAATCGTGTACATGGACTGCTCCATCCACAGAATCAAGTCTGGAGTTGATATCTTTGAGACTCTCTTCTCTATCCGAGTCTGGGGCTGTCCATCCTGCTTCTTCCGTAAAATCATCGTATGTTACTTCCCGTGTTTCTAGTGCCGAATTAAGTGCTTCTTCTTCAGTTTTAAAGCCAGTCCACTTGCCGAAGGCTAGTGCTTTGTACTTGGGTAATCTTACTAAAATAGGTTCGGAAGTTCTAAACGGCTCTTCAATTTCTTGAGTCCATCCACGAACAAAAAACTTTTTGCCCCAAATAACAGGCAAGTCAATTAGTTGTACAAAATGTTTTGGTCCGATGTTGTGTACTTTTGGCATTATCTTCCTCTAGGGTTTTTTCCACCTTTAGATGGGTTTTTACCTGCATTTTTTTGAGAGACGGTTTTATATGTAGTTTTTGTTTGACCAGCGCCTTTGCCCTTCATGTGGATTTGAGCTCCACGACTGTATCGGTAGAACGCTTGCTGCGCTTTTGCGCCAAGAGTTGACACGTCTGCTGGTCCACGTGGCTTAAAGTCTAACATGCGGTAGATAACCGCTCCTTTAGAACGGTTGGCTTTAAATGCAGCCCACTCACTTCCGCTAACCTCATAATAGTTATAGAAAGTTCCATCACGAAAAACAACAGTTAGCTTTTCTTCGTACTCATCATAGCCAGCAGCAACTGTGCGAGGTCTTGCTGGATTAGTGGTTGAGGTAGGAACTAAGGTTAAATCTGCTGGTGAAGTGTCTTCTTCGTTTTGAGGGCCTTGCATTCCAGGAACAACTAAGTCTCCCGTTAAGTCTACGACCTCATAAAATGGTCTACTAGAGTAACCTTCTTGGGCGTTATACATGGTGTCCATAGACATTGGGTCACCAGCAAGATTGTTATACTCAGTAGGATTGTAGTAATCCATTGACTGAGTGTCGTCAAACATAATGTCGGAGATTTTATTAAAAGCGCCTTTAGAGGCTGCTGTTACTCCGCCTTTAAAATCATCACCGAAAATATCTCGGCCTATTGCATTCATCATTTCCTGTGCAGACGGCGCAGCCCTCCGAGAAGAGCTGCGACCGCCTACAGGACGTACCATATTAACTACTTACTTATGCCCAAGGAGTAATAGTTACTGCTGCACCAACTGCAGTTGTTGCTGCATTTGCTGCGATTGACTGTGTCTTGATTGTTCCAGCTGCACCTTTAAGAGCTGTACCAGGTGTAATAGAACCTGTATCTGCAACAGTCCAACCTGTACCTGAGATAACAAGTGTGCTTCCACTACCACCAGTTACAGACCATGTGCCAACAAGTGCTGTTGGGATGCCTGTACCTGAAGCAATAGTTACCTTTGTACCAACAGGCCATGTACCTGTTCCGCCTGATACGTAAACAGTTGCTGCAGTAGTTGCAGTTACGTTAATACGTGTTGGCTGTGTAGCAGTGTTAGTTGCACCTGCTGCAGTTGTAGGTGTTAGACCAGCGTCTGACATTGCATCTGAAGCAAGAGCGGTTGTAAGACCAAGAACTGAAGGGACCTTTACGTAATCAGTTGGACCTGCTACGTCAGAACCTGTTGTGTTTGGTGAATACTGCGGAAAACCATTCCAACCTGATTCAAGATTGATGTGGTCACCTTTAGTTAAATCTAAACGTGTTGTGCGAGCATCGTTTGGCTGTGGAGCAAAGTTACCCCATACAAAGTCAATTGCGACTTCGCCATTGGAATCAAGAAGATTCCCGTTGTTATTTGTTGCCATGATTTCTACTTTCTCTAGAGAGGTTGTTATTTCCCCATGCGCTTAGGGGAACCGTAAAGATAGTATCCAAGACTATTGACGTAATGTCAGTGTTTATTCCTCACAGATGTGTTCATCAAGGTCTTCACCAAGCATAATCTCGTAACAATCACGACACCTAAAAAACCGTACATCATCTAAGCCTACATGAAGAGAATCAGCGTCACGTGACTCAATAGTCATTTCTGGTTCAGCGAGTACCTCTGGTGGAAATGGTCCTCTAGGGCTATGGACTACTGAAGGTATTGCATGACCCTGTACCGCAAACTTGCGAATTACAGGCATTACTCTGTTGGTTCTGCTGGAGTTTCTTCTGCAGGAACTTCTTCTACAACTGGAGTTTCTTCTACAACTTCAGCTTTTTTTGCAGACTTCTTTGTAGGCTTTGATGAAAGCGCTTCAAAAGCATCAGATGTATCCTGAACCATTTCTTCAGAACGCTTTAACATCCCAGCATTTTTTTGGTCGTTAAGAAACTTTGGCAAGTGTGTTGAGCAGTAAGGGATTGTATGAGCAGGTGTAATCTCGTAAATCCACACTGAAGTGTTTTCGCAGTTAGCGCATGTAGCCATCTTTAAACTCCTTTATTAGCAATCCCACTTGCGAAGTGAGAGTGCCTTTCTAGTTGGTCTTCCCTTTTCGTCCTTCATAGGACCAGGCATACCGCCCATTCTTGCACAAAACGATTTGCGTCGTGCTGCAGACTTAGGTGACTTTTTTGCTTGTTCTGCTGAAACAGGAGGCTTTAAGTTATGTCCCTGTGCTTTAGCAGATGCTCGGCCTTTTGCGTTAAGACCACCTTCAGGATTTTTTCCTTCTTTGCGAGTCCATGCTGGTGTCTTATGTGCTTTCTTGTGTGCTTTCTTTTTTGTTGTCATTATTTTTTCTTAATCCCTACCATGCGACCAGTCTTAGGGTCACGTGTAACTGTTGGCTGTCCTTTAGAAGGAGCTGCTTTCTTTGCAGGAGCTTTTTTTGCTGGTGTTGATGCAACTGGTGTTGTAGCTTCTTTAAGAGAAACCATACGACCACCAGGTCCACGCTTAACAGTTGGTTGAGGTCCTTTAGGAGTTGCTGCTTGTTGTCGTGCTCCCGCTGATGCTGCTGCTGCATACACAGCCTTTGGTGCAGATGCACGATTACCAGGCATACCAACAAACGACTTAGTCTGTCGTGGCGCAGCTGTAGGTGTTGGGCTAGTTGCAGGAGTAGATGGGGTCTTCAAAGTAAACTTTGCTTTAACTCCACTTCCAGAAACATCAACTGCAGTTCCGCCTTGTCCAGCTGCAGCAATTCTGTTTATTAAATCTCCAGCATGTCTATGAGCCACACGAGCTTCATTCACTGTGTTTGCAGAGGTGTTGTTTGCTTCTGCAACTCTTATCCCAGACTCTGTGCGAAGTTTATCTGTTGATAGGTGATGTTCAACAGCGGCTTTTTGTAAATCGTTATTGTGTGTAAGAACAATCTTTTTAATCTCATGACGACGAGAGGCTGCATCTTCTTTTAAACGCTGCCCGTGCTCTTGCGCTGAAAGAGCTGATGTTTGCGAGTGCTCTTGTGCAGATAAAGCAGAGTGTATGTTTCCTGCGTGTGTTGCGTAATCTTTTGCTAACTCATTTTGATGATGAGCTGCTTCCATGTTCATTCCATGTTGAAGAACCATCTGACCTGTTGTAATGCTTCGTGAAGATGCAGCACTTAATTTGTCAGAGAGCTTAGTTGTGATAGGGCTAATATTCCCATTGTATCTGCTCAAGTCCATGCTCTAATCGTCCCTTATTTCTCGTCTTCTGTTGGGGTATTCGTTAAACAATTTTCAATTGAGATAAGACGTTCGCCCATCTCTACAAAGGCGTCCATAATCAAGGCTTGATTTTCATAGAGACGGTCTACACGGTCCTTTACTGTTGTAAATCCACCGTTCTGGCTTAATTCACCATCCATACGATTCATGCGCTCCATCACTCCTGGAACAGCATCACGACCAGGAGCGGCTTCTTCACCCTCCCAATCACGCATAAAACGTTCCATCCATTGAGCCCAACGCTTTACTTTTTTACGTAAAGGGTTTAGCAAAACTCCCAAGCTAATGAGAGCACCAGCGACAACGCCGATAGTTGCAAAGGTATTAGTCACTGGTGCTACTCCTTAAAGTGTTACTTTGAGCCGAAGCCGTATGATGGGTCTTTTGGGTTTACAAACTTTGCTGCTGGTCCAAGCAAACCTGCAATGAAAGCATTGCATAGAGTCTTTGGGTCTGTAACACCGCTCATGTAAAGAGCAGCAACAGCTGCAAGTGATGCACGAAGCCAAGTAGCTCCTGCAGCTTTAAGTGTGTTGATATCCATGTTTCTCCTAACGAGGTGCCCGCCTCAGAAGTAATAGTGTCTTATTCGTCACGATTACGCAGTGGATACGTAATTACCCAAGCAACAATTGTTCCCATAATTGCGTATCCAACAACTGTTTTTGCTGAACCATCAAGAACTACCCATGCAATAAACATTCCAAGTAGTGTCCATAGTTGGTCAATCATGTCCTTAATTACCTTCATGGCTTGCGTCTCCTAACGCCTTTACTTTCACCTGATGGGCCTCCACCACCAGAGTTTCCTCCACCACCAGTAGAACTTCCACCAGTTGTTGTTGCAGCACTCGCAGCTGCAACTGTTGCTGCGTTCATAGCAGCACCTGCAGCAACAACTGTTGCTACAACCATCTTTTCTGCTTCTTCACGTTCTTCTGGTGACATATCTGCACCAACACTTCCAAGAGCTGCTAAAGCTGCTCCTGGGTCAGTCAGAGCTGTTGCCAATAGTTCTCCAGGGTTTTCTAGTAACTCAACTTGTGCAGCAACCTCTGCAGTAATGATAACTGCGTTACCGTTTTCGTCGGTACGCACATCAACGGGTGTTTCTGCTGGTAAGTCTTTGTATTCAAGTCCTGCTTCTTTTACAGCTTCTGCAGATAATGCTTCGCCAGGAGCAACAGACGCAATAAGCGCAGTTGCAATAACCGTTTTTTGTTCTTCAGTTAGTTTACCTTCTTCAGCAGCTTTCTTCAGCGCTTCTTCTTCAGCTTTTTTAGCTGCTTCTTCTGCAGCAAGTTTTTCTGCTTCAGCTTTTGCATTTGCTTCCTCTTGTGCTTTTGCTTCAGCTTCAGCTTTAGCATCAGCTTCTGCTTGCGCCTTTGCTTCTTCTTCGGCAGCTAACCGTTCTGCTTCTGCTTTTGCTGCAGCTTCTTCTGCAAGTCTTGCTTCCTCTGCTTTTGCTGCAGCCTCTGCTTCTGCAGCTAATCTCTCTTCTTCAGCTTTCTTTGCTGCTTCCTCTGCTGCAATTCTGTCTGCTTCTGCTTTGGCAGCGGCTTCCTCTGCAGCTATTCTCTCAGCTTCAGCTTTAGCTGCAGCCTCTGCTTGTGCTTTAGCCTCTGCTTCTGCAGCTAATCTTGCTGCTTCTGCTTCTGCTGCAGCTTTCTCTGCTGCAATTCTGTCTGCTTCTGCTTTAGCTGCTGCTGCCTCTGCAGCTAATCTCTCTTCTTCCGCTTTCTTTGCTGCAGCTTCTGCTGCAAGTCTTGCTGCTTCTTGTTCTGCTGCAAGTTTTTCTGCTGCTTCTTTTTCAAGTCTTGCTTTTTCTGCAGCTATTGCGGCAAGTCGTGCTTGCTCTGCTGCTGCTGCAATTCTTGCTGCTTCTGCTGCAGCAGCTTGTTCAGCAGCAATTCTTGCTGCTTCTGCTGCTGCTTGTTCGGCTGCAACTCTTGCTGCTTCTGCTGCAAGTGCTGCTTGTCTTGCAGCTTCTGCAGCGGCTGCTTGCTCTGCAGCAATTCTTGCAGATTCTGCAGCGGCTGCTTGCTCTGCAGCAATTCGTGCGGCCTCTGCTGCAGCAGCAGCTGCTTGTTCGGCTGCAATACGAGCCATGTTTGGAACAAGAACTGACACAACGTTAGACTGCACAGAATAAATATGTTGAGTGTCATTGTCGGAACGAATAGAGAACTGGTATGTGGAATCTAACCCACCGCTACCAGCAAAGACTTCTTGTCCAATTGTAATCACTGTGTTAAGAGCATTTGAGTCTCCAACATTGCCTGTTGCAATTCCCCAACCAGCGGAAGTTCCATTACTAAAGAAAATTGCATAACGTTCTGGGGCAATTTCTCCTGTAGGTGCATCCCAATCAAGTGTTACAACTCCATTTGAAATTGTTGCGATTAAATTTGTAGGAGGATTTAAAACTGGAGGAACATAAGGTTGAATTGCTGCAAGAGCTGCTTGTGCGTTTGCCAGTCTTTGCTGAGCAGCTTGAAGCACTGCAAGTAAAGCAGGGTTGCGAATCATCGTTACAGTAGATTGCCCAAACCAGGAAGCTGGAACTGCTGAGTAGTTCCCCTCGCTATAGTAATAAAGAAGAGCACATGCTCCACCGCCATTTTCATAAAACCACGCATCTAGAGTGTATGCGGTTCCAGCAGTGAGCTGGATACCTGGCCCCATATTTCCGTGACAGCCTTTGTCCACCCACTCGTTGATAACTACCTGACCGTTAATGGTCATGTAGAAACCATCGTCAGCAAAAGTTCTAAACTGGTAAACCGCTGTAGTGGGCACCGTAATAGTTCCATAGAAGTGAACAGTTACGTTATCGGCATTACATCCTAAAACTCCGCCGCTGCCCCATTGAAAGTAAATTTGAGAAACGGTTGTTGTGAGACAAAGGTTCTCTTCATTGGGCGTCATGCTGATGGTGTTGTTATAAACTTTGGCAGTTAAACCTGAAGCAGATGTAGCTGTTGAAGTATCAGGAATTAATTGAGTATCATAATTTGATTGCGCAAGATTAACAGCTGCTTGAGCAGCGTTAACTTCTTGAGTCGCTGCAGCAACTCTTGCGTTGTACTCTTGTAAAGTCTCAGCATGTGATGGTGTGACGAGTACTGCGGGTAAAAGTGCCGCAGATATAAATACAAATAGTGCTGCGAATGTTCGCAGTTTTTTCATTAACCCCTCAAAAGTTAATAAGACCCTCTTTGCTTATTAAAGCAGAAGTTACATCGGTTTTCTTAGTTTATTAGAAATTTGTTTTGAGCCAACATCTCCAGAAGAATTTACTGACTCTCCTTGAACTCCGCGTCCTCTGCTTGCCCATGAAAATATAGAGGCACGTGTTTCTGACTTAACTGTTGGTTCAACTGACACAAACTTTTGCGCAACACCTTTGCGGTTATTTACTTTTAAAACTTTCCTGTTTAACTGTGGCTCCATTTTAAGAACCAAGTCCACCAACGTAACCAGCAGCAGTTCCACCATCACCCATGCCATTAGCATCTCCTGCGGTTTCACCTGTGTGTTGGTCTAAATTTTGTACTGGATTAACGTATGGGTCAGAGTGTGTACGAAGAAGGTCTCCTGCAATCTGCGTACCAGTTACGTATGGATATGACCCCCACCAGTATCCGTTACCAATAAAACCAGATACCCCTTTTTTGCGAGCAAAACGACGACGCTGTGAGTCTTCGTAGGCTTCAATTGCACCATCAAATTGATGACTTAGATTGCTCATGATGTTTTATCCAAATTCTCTTTGTTGTAAGCGCCAACATCTTGTTTTACAGCGCCGTACATTCCTAACCCACCAAATTGCTGACCAGAAATTGGTTGCCACAGCTTGTAGTAGTCAACCATTGTCATTGGATTATCTGTCTGCATAAATAAACAATCCTTCTGGGTCATAAATCTGTACAGATTTCTGTACAAGTGTGTAACCAGTTTCTCGTGCGTGATGACCACAAAAGTACAGTTCTCCACTTACAAGAGTTGCACGAACCATTGCTCGTGCAGCACACCTGTCACAACGGTCTTCTGCGGTCAACTCTCGTTGAGCGTTGGCTGTGTCTATCAATTGCTAAACCCTGGGCTTGGTGGCTTACTTGCAGTAGCTCCAGCAAAACTATCTTGAGTTGGTTTTGGTGTAATAGGTTTTGGTCCTTCAAACTTAGCAGTTTGAGGCATTGACCCTTTAAACTCTTCATTTGATAGCATGTATTTAGTTTACCTCTTTCTCAGAATAAGTAAGGGCATAATACGACAATGGAGTCTAAAGAGTTCCTGGCACGTTACACTTGTGCTCTCTGCAGTAAACGATATGTAGTACCCGATTTAGCACGAATGTGCGAAGAAAAACACCTGGAGAACAATAATGCCTAAGTATGAATACTCTTGTATCCAATGCGATAAAGACTACGAAAAAGAGCGTAGCATCCACGATGCAGAACCTGAATACTTCTGCGACGCTTGCGGCTACGCTCTTCAACGAGTGTTTACTTCTTTTGGCCTTCAGTTCAAAGGCTCAGGGTTTTACAAGACTGGCGGTTAGTTAGTGTTCTCTTCAACAACGGCTGCTGTAGTTACAAGGCCACCAAACTTAGTTGCCTTGTCTGCTGCTTGACGAGTTTCAACTTCTACGTCTGCAACTGTCTTTGCTCCTTTGTCAACGGTTGCAAATGCAGCGTTGATTTCATCAAGAGTTAACTTTCCATCATCCATAAATGCACGAGCAAGTTTTTCAACAACTGCTGCTACAGCAGTCAAACCAGCAACCAATACTGCTTTTGCTACTGGAATACCTGCAACGGCACCAGCACCAATCACTGCAAGACCGCTAGCTGCAAAAACCGCAACAATGCGCATCAAAACATTTTTTAGCGTTGACATTAGATTCCTCATCCGTTTTTCTCCTCTGGTATGTAGTTTACTGTTTTGTTGTACTCTTCTAGTGCTTTTCTAGCGATTTCTTTTTCTGACATTAGGAAGTCTTTGATTTCAGAAGAGCGGAGACCTATTTGTTCAGCAGTCTTTTCTACTATGTCCTCTGAAAGCTCATCCTTGTGAGCGTTAAACTGCTCAATCATATAGTCAAGGACAGATTGCATAGTTGCAGCTTTTAGTTGGGCTTGTTCCCATCTATCGGTAATTTCTTTTTCTTTTCGTTGCCTAAGAAAAGCATCGTGTTCTAGTTGCCTTTCAAGTCGTTTCATTTGAGACTTTGACTTGTAGTGTATTTCGTCCATGCCCTTACCCTAGCAGATTACTTAAACTGCTCAACAACCTGGATTGGTCCAGAGGTGTTTACATCTAGCTTAGCTGCAATTTCTATTGCCTTTTGAGGCTTTGCTCCTGCATGTAAAGCTCCAATCGCATAGTCGGAGCCAGAGCCAACTCCGTAGATACCATCTGCAGACCTACAAACCGACAAATCATCGGCAATATCAAATACTTCTCCAGAAACAGCCATAAGGAAGTTAAAACGGCCTTCACTTGATTTACCGTTTTCTTTGCCCTCGTTGAAGTCGTACCCGTTGTCTACCAAGCATTTACGAAGAGAAGGCATGGCTTTGGTAATCATAAAATGATAAATGTCATCTGAGTCTTTTAGGCTTAACTTTGGTGGATTCCACATGTGCTGAACAACGTCGCAAGGTTGAACCTCACCACTTCCTGCAATTAAGAAAGAACCACGTTTTGCTATCTTCTTCATATCTGGATGGTTGTAGCGACGACCACCATCACCAGTTACTTGATTATCGGCAGCGATAACGCACTTATCTTTGTATTGAACTGCGACGATAGTTGTCATGACCACCCCTTCATAGAAGAACCCCCCTAGAATAGCATCTAGAGGGGCTCTTTAGTTCAATGTCCGATTAGAGGAGTTTGACCAGTTCTGCCCAAGTCTTTGGGCCAACTACGCCATTTGAGTCAATTAGGTCATGATTGTCCTGAAAAGCTACTACAGCCTTCTTTGTGGCTGGTCCGTATACGCCGTCTGCACGCAGTCCTAGGGCCTCTTGTACTACCTTGACGCCATCACCCTTATCGCCTGGCTTAATCGTTCCTGGGAACGCTGGAGCCTCTGCTGCGGGTACTTCAGCTTGGACCTCGTTACCCTTGTAGTTAGGGCGGCCCCAACCTACGATAGAGACTAAAACCTTCTTCTTGTTTGGCTTGTATGCACGAACCTGCTCGCACACCTCGCCGCCATTGCGCTGGTCACCTTTCTTCTTTCCAGAGGTGTTTCCTTCAATGGTTGCTACAACTCCGTCGGCAATAATGCCTGAGCAGATACCTACGTGAGAAATTCGGTTGACACCGTCTCCAGGGAAATCAAAGTAAAGGATGTCTCCTGGTTGTGGGGTTTGACCGCAATCGGCTTCAAACCATGTGCCCATCTTCTTAAATGCTGCTGCACCTGCAACTGTAGATACAGTATTAGGAATCTTTACACCCGCTTCGTGAGCTACCCACATACAGAAGCTTCCACACCATGGTAGGAAGTTAGCGCCTGTAAACTTTCCGTACTTTGTCTCGTTATCCTTTGGACCTTCAATAATCCCAACTTCTTTGCGAGCAATCTCAATCATTGCTGCTGCTGTACCTAATGCTGCCATTTGGTTTGCCTTTCGTAGTTTAAAAGTTACTTCTTCTTTTTAGCTTTCAATGCCTTAAAGTCATCGCCAGTAATCTTGTTAGTTGGCTTTGCTGCTCCTGCAATCTTAGATTGCTTTGGAGATAGCTTCTTAGCTGACTTCTTAGTTGACTTCTTAGTTGACTTCTTTCCCATGCATCCACAAGTTGCGCACATTATTTTTTCTCTGCTTTCTTAGTAGTTGGTTTAGCGACTTTCTTTTTTCCAGAACCTTCTGGAACGCAATTAGGCACTTTTTTGCCGTTCTTCATCTTCATACCTACCTGGACGTACCCTTTCCAGCATGGGTTCTTTATAGCAACACTTGGCATTATTTCTTCTTCCTGTGCTTATTGCCTTTACCGATATTATCGCTTGCTTTCATGACTTGTAAGTTTTTCTTGCCATCATTGTGCTTGTTGTTGTCCTTGTGGTCAACGTGCTCGTCCTTACGGAGTTTGCGCCCTAGTTCTTTTTCCTTTTCATAACGAGCCGCGTTAGTAGACTTAAACTTCTTGGTCTTTGTGTTGTAGATGGTCATCTTCTTGCGACCACCCTTGGACTTATCTTCATAAGGTCCGTAAACTTTAACAGTCACTCGTCCACCTTCCAGGCACAGATGCATTTACAGGTATCTACCTTGCAGACACCCATATCCATTTCGTGCTCACATTTAACACAGACCATGTTCATAGTGTAAGGTGTCTGCTATGCCATTTAAGGATAAAGTCAAGCAAAGAGAAGCGGTACGTAGGCACTACGTTAAAAACGCAGCGGCTATCCAATTAAGGACAGCTCAGAATAATCGCCTTATTAGAAAGCGTAATAAAGCTTACGTGGACGAAGTGAAGGGCGTAAACCCTTGTGTGGACTGTGGCGTCTCGTATCCACCTTACGTCATGCAATTTGACCATGTGGTAGATGGAAAAGTCTCAAATATTGCGGACATGGTGCGCAATGGGTATTCCATTAAGAACATCCAGGCAGAGATAGACAAGTGCGAGCTCGTGTGCGCAAATTGCCATGCTGAGCGCACACACGGACTCAAAGACGAATTAGAAGAGGACTTTCCTAACGAGGCCTAAACGCCGAGCCGTTAATTTTCTTCGCAACAGTCATTTGGCGTCTATCCATCTCGGATGTGCCACCCCAAAACCCTAGAGTGTTGTATTTGAGCGCAAAGTTAAGACAGTCTTTTTTCACGGAGCATCTGTTACACACTTGCTTTAACTCTGGAGGATAAGCCTCTCCTCGCTCAATGAAGAAGCTATCTGTATCTGTTCCTTTGCAATTGGCTTCATCAAACCAAAGTAAATCTTCCTTATCAATATTTGTTGCGTAGAGTCTGCTCTCTTCAACAGGCATTACATTCCTTTCAACTCATTGATTAGGGAAGTCCATGTGGTTAGGTGTTTCTTATCTACTTTATAAAATGTCTCTGTTATCTTGCGATAGGGGTCTTGCGTTGTGTGCTTGAACCAATGTTCCTTAGTGTTGGAGTGAACAACCAACATATTGCCTGACTTCTGGCTTACCATCACGTATGCGTATGGCTTTATCTCTTTGGCTTCATAACCTGAGACTGTATCTACATAGATGTTAGATTGCCAGAATACAGATGGGTCTTCTGAAAAGCCCAAGTTGCGACTCTTTACCTCAAGGATAAGACCGTTATCTAGGATGATGTCTTTCTCTTCTTTAGTTAGGCGGCGAATATCTTCATCCTTAGTTACAAGCTCTAACTCTGGAACGGTGCAACCAATACCTTCACTACGAAGACGCTGTGCAACTAATTCGTTGTATGAGTGACCTTCCGTCATTGCGGCGTGGTAATCAAACTCTACGACGCCCACAACTCTTCCTCCAAACGTAGCTCTGCCTCAACAGTAGCAGGGTCTGGCTTTGGATGTTTTAACTTAGCTCTTTCGTGCTCCCATTTAACTTTAGGATTCTTTGGCTCTACCCATTTGTTTGTAAGGTTTTCATGGAATTGAGATTGACGCTTTTGCTTCTCATATTGCTTCTTGTATTTGTCATCCATTGTTTGCTTCCTTTTTTGAGTGCCACAATTTTATGTGTTCTGCGGCTTGGTCTTCACGATAGGTGGCATCGCATAGTACACAGTTTTTCCATATCTTAACTACTTGCATCTTCTTCCTTACATTTAGGACATTGTTTTGTTATCTCTTGTGTTCCGTATGGGACAGTGTATGTGCCTCCGCAATCAAAGCAAAGTACTGTTGGACTCATCGGTAATCTTTTTCAATATTTAGGTAGAAGCAGAGGAAGTGGAAGGTAATAGCCCACTCGCTAGGGTAGAACATTACGCCAAGACCCCAGCCATCGCCTTTGGCTAGTGTGATTGTTGCTCTCATCTTAGCCTTTTTCTCGGTAATGGCGAAGTAGCTCAACGTTGTACTTAGCATCGGCTTTAGCTTCATTAATCATGTCATCAACAATAGATGCACGAACTGCTCTGTACACCTCTTCGGGGAATTCAATATCAACCATCTTCACCCAAGGCTTACGTAATGTGTATGCGCCGATTTTCATTCGTCACCTCGTGCAACGCCTGCGGCCCAGGTAAGTGCTCTAAACACAGCGTGGTCAACTTCATCCACTGGTGGAAGCATGTCTTCCATTGCAAGCTCAATTACTTGAGCAATCTCACCGCGTATTTCTTTCTCTCTGATTTCCCATGTCTTTTCCATGGCCCAGAGCCTACTACGGTTTTGTTAAATGCTCCACCAAACGGGGGGAACTTTTAGGTCTTTGTTCTGCTCTTTCCATATTGCGTGAGCTTCGTTGACTTCGGCCCAGTTAATCTCGTGAGTTGGACGCCCGCACTTGGGACATAACGCCGCCCCTACGTTTTTATAGACGTGCTCGCAGGTCATTTTTCCTCCGTGACTGTATGTCCAAAGTCTTCTGGGCAAAACCAGCTTACACTTGTTACAGGGCCGTACTTATATTGATTTTTACGTTTTCCACCATCTTTAAGGGGAGCGGTACGAACTAACTCTCTCTTACGGTTTTCTACAGGAGACATAGGTCCTGCACCACATGTAGGACATGTACGGCCTTGACCTGTGGCAAACTCTTGACTCTTACTCATTGGCGGCTAAAGTCAATCATGCCAAACATAGAGGTGTCACGGGAACGAGCAATTCTCTCAGGCATCTCGCCACCGACCTTCTTAGCCCAGCTCTCGCCTGCCTGTGTCATCAAGTCTGAGTGCTTTGGCTTAACGCCAGCGTTGTCAGAGTTCTTATTGGCAATGTTCCATAACTTGGTGGCTAGACCCTGACCCTGATGCTTTGGGTGGGTCTCAAGTCCTAGCACTTCGCCATCGTGACCTAAAGTCATGTTGGACATCAACTGACCGCTGTCCTTGTGCTTTAAAACGTAAAAATGAGGATGAGCGGGGGTGAACCAAGGGTAGTACTCAATCTTGTGGTCACCTGATATCCAGGCCTTGGCTTGTGGGCTACTTTGCTCGCTCACTTCATACTCCTACGAATCTGGTCCATCTTGTACTTAGACCTTGGGTCCTTCTGAATCTTGCCCCAGTTCTTTCTCATCATCTTAACCTGCTTCTTATCTGCTGCAGGCCAGTTGAACGATTCGCCATTTTCAGGGGTAACTATGGAGATGCGTCCTGGTTCATCTGGGATTGTCTTACCGTTACGGGTAGCCATGCCAGATGGTGTTTTCACAATGCGAAATGACTTCCCATGCTCTTTACCGAACTGGATATAAGAGAGCTTATCTTGAGCGCTCAACTGTAACCTTCTTTAGCTTCTTACGGTTGTACACCTTTTTTGAAGGAACAGCTGTAGCAGCGTTTGAGCGACGAAGCTCTTGGATACGCTGAACTTTAGATAGGTTGTCTTGGGCTGCCATATTACTTACCAAACATTTCTTTCCACTGCTCTGAAGACAAATGGCTACGAGCCTCGTCTACCTGATATGGAGCAGCGTGCCCTACTACACTTGGGTCTATTTTAAAACAAGCATGGCACGTAGCTGCACTTTCACCCTTATGTTCTTTATTACCTTTGCTTTGGTGAGTCCAGTGCCACCTGTCATTCATATCGTTCTCAACTTGAGATGCGTACCACTCGTCGCTAGGCATAAGGACAATGGTAAGGCTACTGCCTAGCTTTTACTGGATAAAAAAATATTAGATAGGGGAGGTACGGCCTGTGTCATGCCGCCTCATTTGGCCCATTTGGGCTACTGCCTAGCCTCCAGACCCTCAACCATGCCTGAGCCCTGGGGGTTCCCTGCGTGTTTTTCACTTAATGGTGGGGGCATTTTGTTCCAAAAGATTTTTATTTATCACGATTACATTTACAACTTGTTTCTTAAAGAAGTATTTATTGTTCTATCTTCGCGTAAATAATTAAAATAACTATTGTTTGATAGCACTTTTGATAGCAAGTAAAAATAACTATTGGCTACTGCTTATTTTTTATTTATTTATTGTGCGAGCAACACCAAGTAAAACAACACCTTGCATACTTGTTATCAAGTAGTAACACTAACTATTTGCATTGTGTTTCACTTATTAAATAACTATTTATTACTAACTATTTAATCTTCTTTTGCAACTAACAGTTATGTATTCAATAGTTATGTAATAC